AAAACAAGAAAAAGCCAATTTTGCTCATGATAAAGCAATTTTAGTTGATGATTCTAGCGGTTGTATCAATCCCTTTAATGTTAAAGGTGGTCATGGTATCCTTCACACAAAATCTTCTGATTCTATTCAACAAATTCACGACACCATTCGTGGAATTAATGGATTACACGCATTAAAATTTGGATGGGATTCGATGGGATATTATGCTTGATATTTTTCAACCAACTTTACAATGGATAAAAGATGACTGGAATTCTAATCGTTTTCGGTTTGTTATTGAGTTGCTCGCTTGGGCTATTAGCATTGGTTGCTCCATCACGATGGCTCTTACAGTACCCAACCCTCCACTTCTCGCTCTTTATCCTGTGTGGATCCTTGGTTGTGGCATGTATGCTTGGGCTAGTTATACTCGGAAATCTTTTGGCATGTTGGCTAACTACATCCTGCTAACTACCATTGATACTGTTGGTTTAATTAGGATGTTATAATGTCAATTCAGAATTGGTTTTCTACTCCATTTTTTCATCAATCTGATACTGGTAGTTTAGAATTAGCTACTTCTTTATTTGATAGTCATAAAAATAAATTTGTGCTTGTGAAAAATAATCTTTATACAACTCTTAAACAATATGATCCATATTGGTGGAGCGAATCTACTATTGATTTGACGGAAGACGAACAATCTAAACCACTAATTAAAATGTTCAAACATGCAGCAGAATCTTTTGCGAACGAGATTGGTTATGATTTAACTAACATAGACCTTTATGTTGATAATGCATGGATGAATATTATGAAAAACGGTAGTGCAGTAGAAAAACATTCTCATAATGGTGCATTATTTTCTGGTTGTTATTATGTTAAAGTTCCAAAGGGATGTCCTTCTATTAATTTTTACACCCCACTAGAAAATCAAAGTATATTAAAACTACCAATTAAACAATTTAATGAGATGTCAAGTCCTTGTGTTAAATTTTATCCAGTAGATGGTGATGTTTATCTATGGCCATCTCATATAAAACATGATGTTTTTAATCATAATTTAAAAGAAGAGCGATATGTTATCGCTTTTGACATAAAACCAACATGGATATAAAATGATATTAGAAACAGGTATGCAAAATTTTCCAGTATTAGTCATGGATAACTTTTACAGTAATCCAGATGAAATTCGAGAGTATGCTTTATCATTAGAATATTTTCCTGCACATGAAAATCGTTATCCAGGAAAACGAACTAAAGCACTACATGAAATTGATAAAGCATTTAATGATTTTTGTATTTCTAAATTTGTGAGTTTATATTATGATTTAGATAATACAGCTGTTCAATGGTTTGCTCAAACAAATTTTCAATTGATTGAACCATATAATGAAGATCCAGAAAGTTGGTTAAATAAAAACTTTATACATACTGATGGCAATTCTGTAATAGCAGGTATAGTATATCTCAATCCCACTGCTAATATTAACTCTGGCACCAATATGTATCGCCCAATTAAAAATCTGGGACATATAGATACAGACTCTTTAATTAGAAAAAGATTATATAATAATGAACCTGTAGAACAAGAATTCATAGAAAAAATTAAACATCATACTTCTAATTTTCAAGAAACCCTAAGTGTTAAAAATGTTTATAATAGAGTAGTTGCTTATGATGCTAATGTATTTCATGCTGGAGCAAATGTGCATGTTGGAAATGAACCGAGATTAACTCAGACATTCTTTTTTCATGAACTTACTGCAGACAATACCAGAACACCAATTGATAGAGTTAGAAATTATCCAAAACCAAAATGAATATATTTTATCTACACGAAGACACTAAAGAATGTGCAAAACAACATCTTGACAAACATGTCGTCAAGATGATTTTGGAATACGCACAACTTTTGTCTACTGCTCATCGTCTTCTTGATGGATATGAGTATGAAGGTAAGTCTATTTCTGGTCGTAAAGCCATGCGTTGGAAATTAGATGATTCTCGTGAAGATAATTTGTATCTTGCATCACATATGAAACACCCATCAGGTATTTGGTGTCGTGAGACATCTGCCAACTACATGTGGTTATACTCTCTCTGGCGAGATCTTATGAGAGAGTATACTTTTAGATATGGTAAACATCATGTTGCCGAAAAATTGATTCCTTTCCTTGATAATTTACCAACAAACATAAAATTTGGTGGTATGACCCCAATGCCACAGTGTATGCCTGAAGACTATAAAGTTCCGACTGATTCTATTCAGGCATATCACAATTATTACATCAATGACAAGCAACCATTTGCTGTTTGGACGAATAGACCAATTCCAGAGTGGTATGTTTGTGAATGGAAAGAAAGAAATCACAAAGCAGTGTATCAAAAACAAAACGATAAAATAAAATTTAGAATGGTTCCCGCATAATGAGTTTAAATACATTTAATAACTACGGATTTATTGAGCATGTCTTCACTGACAAAGAATTACAACCAATTCGTGATGAGATTGATGAAATTAAAGCAGATTTTGACATGCATCAACCACAACAGTGGAATACTCGCCTCAGTGGTAACCTAAAACGAGAATTTGCACTGCCAAAATCACTAAAACATGCTGAAACACTCATTTTACCACAGGTTGAAGAGTATGTTGAGTTTTTTAACTTTCTTAAAGACTCATTTCTCACAAGACAAGAGGTAGATTTTAGTTTAAACTCTCTTTGGGTCAATTTCCAAGCAAAAAATGAATTTAATCCACTGCATAATCATGATGGGTTCATGTCTTTCGTTATTTACACGAAAGTTCCATTTAAAATGAGAGATGAGTTGGCTGCATCTCCAGGAATTAACTCGAACAACAATGTTCCAGGTCATTTCCAGTTTTCTTACACTGGAATTCTTGGTGGCATCAGTAATCACTATGTTCCAGTTGACGAAAGTTACGAAAACACGATGATGTTGTTTCCTTCCAAGTTAATGCACTGTGTTTATCCGTTTTTTACATCAGATGAATACAGAATTAGCGTGGCAGGGAATGTTTACTGCACGAGGAAGAATTCCTCTCGCTAAATAGAGGTGTGAGGAGACATAATGCCAACATATAGTTTTAGAAATAGAGAAACAGGTGAGATACACGATGAAATCATGCGCATTGCTGCTCGTGAGCAGTATCTATTAGACAATCCCCATTTAGAGTCAATCATAACAAGTGCACCTGCATTTGCTGGGGATCATATCACCATTAAAAAAGATACAGGTTTTAAGGAGGTACTACAAAGAATTCATTCTCTAACTCCAGGAAGTCAATTAGATAAAACATCATCCCAAATTTAAGGAATCATCAATGGCTCGTGCAACAGCTGCTAAAAAAGTAATAGATATCAATCATAATGAAGAGCGTGAAACGAAACCAATTGCCAGTAATCAATTAAGAATCCGATTAGATAACTTAAAAACATTTCAACCATTAACAGACAATCAGAAGAAATTCTTTGACGCATACAAGCGTGGTGATTATTTCGTGGCACTTCATGGTGTGGCAGGAACAGGTAAAACATTTATTGCTCTCTACAAAGCAATTGAAGAAGTCCTTGACAAAGCAAATCCATTCAATAAGATTATTGTAGTTCGTTCTGCAGTTCAATCTCGTGAGATTGGTCATCTTCCAGGAGATGTGAATGAGAAGATGGAAATCTATCAACAACCATATCGTCAAATCTGCGAGACATTGTTTGGTCGCAAAGACGCATGGGATAGATTAGCAGAACAACATCACATTGAGTTTATCTCTACTTCGTTTATTCGTGGTATGTCTTTTGATAATGCAATCATTATTGTAGATGAGATGCAGAATTTAACATTTGAAGAAATTGACACAGTTATGACTCGTGTTGGTCATATGTCAAAGATTATCTGGTGCGGAGATTACCGTCAGACTGATCTAAATAAGAAAAAGAACGACATGTCTGGCATTCTGAAATTCTTCGATATTGCTATGCATATGGGTGCTTTCACTAAAATTGAATTCACTCCTGACGACATCGTTCGATCGTCTTTGGTTAAAGATTATATTCTTGCCAAATTAAAAATAGAAGATATGGAGAACAAATGATTACAGCAGAACAATTTGCACACTTATTCCCAAGAGCACAAGATCCTGCGTCTTGGGTAGAGTCGATGAATAATGTATTCCCAACTTATGATATTAACACACCTCATCGTATTGCAGCATTTCTTGCTCAGTGTGGCCACGAGTCTGGTGGTTGGACAGTATTTGAAGAAAACCTAAACTATTCCGCACAGGGGTTAAATGGTATCTTCAAAAAGTATTTCCCTACACTTGAATCAGCACAACCATATGCACGCAAACCAGAAATGATTGCCAACAAGGTTTATGGTGGTCGCATGGGTAATGGACCAGAATCATCAGGTGATGGATATAAGTATCGTGGTCGTGGACCAATCCAGTTGACTGGAAAAGATAACTACAGAGCATTTGCCAAAGAGATGTTTGAAGACTGGGAGAATCTATTCGAGAATCCAGACTGGGTTACATCAGATCGTGACTTTGCTCTTATGTCAGCAATTTGGTTCTGGAATAAAAACAAGTTGAATGTCCAAGCTGATGCTGGTGATATCAAGTTAATGACCAAAAAAATTAATGGTGGTTATATCGGTCTTGAGGATAGAATTAAACATTATAATGAAGCGATTCACCTTTTGGTGGGTTAATGATAGAATTATTCTATGTTCTGGTGATGACACATATCACCATCGTCTGTGTCACGCTGTATTTACACAGGGGGCAGACTCACAGAGGTATTGAGTTTCATCCGATAGTTTCTCATTTTATGAGGTTTTGGTTGTGGTTGACTACAGGTATGGTTACTAAACAATGGGTAGCCATCCATCGCAAGCACCATCAAATGTGTGAGAAATTTGGAGATCCTCATTCACCGCATGTGTTTGGTATTTGGAAAGTTTTATTTGGTGGCGCAATGTTATATCATGAAGCCAGTAAAGATAAAGTTATGGTAAACCAATATGGAGTTGGAACACCTGATGACTGGATTGAGAATAACTTATACAGTGCTCACTCTAGATTAGGTATTACTATTCTTCTGGTGTTTAACATAATTGTATTTGGTTGGATTGGTTTATTGTTATGGGGTATTCAAATGATTTGGATTCCATTTTGGGCAGCAGGTGTTGTGAATGGTATCGGACACTGGTGGGGATATCGTAACACTGATACAAAAGATAGATCTCGTAATATTTCTATATTTGGTATAATCATTGGTGGCGAAGAATTTCACAATAATCACCATGCTGAACCAGCTAATCCAAAGTTGAGCAGAAAATGGTTTGAATTTGATATTGGTTGGATGTGGTTTAATATATTACAGAGATTAAAATTAGCAAAGATAAAATGAAGACATTTATACATCATGAATTTGGTAAACTTGAACGAGACACGAAACCAGATGGTACAAGGTTATACAAAACCCCATCGGGTAAATCCTATCCCTCCGTTACAACAGTCACGGGATTGCACTCAGCAAAGGGAATCATGGAATGGCGAAAAAGAGTCGGAGAAGCAGAAGCCAACCGAATCTCTGGAAGAGCCAGTGCCAGAGGTACAAGAATCCACCAACACTGCGAAGACTTTCTCCTTGGAGAGCATGTTGAGCCAGATATGTTTGATGCAGAGATGTTTAACTCAATCAGACCATTGCTCGACCAAATCGACAACATCCACTGTTTGGAAACACCATTATGGTCTGACCACTTACAAGTCGCTGGCACAGTTGACTGTATCGCAGAGTTCCAAGGTAAACTGTCTGTCATAGATTTTAAGACATCCAGCAAACCAAAAGACAGAGATGACATTCATAATTACTTTATGCAGACTGCAGCATATGCAGTAGCTTTTGAAGAAAGAACTGGTATTCCTATTGGAAGACTAGTAATTATTATGGCAGTTGATAGTGATGATCCAAGATGGTTCATTGAGAATCGAGATAATTGGATTGGTGGATTCAAGAAGTTGCGACTAGATTATCGCAATATGAAAAACATTTGACTTGTGAATAAATACAAGGTATAATAGGGATCTTATGGAATACGAAATTTACATAGATAATAAGTTATATAAGACTATCACCACTGAAGGTGGTTATAGTATTAATGATATTAGTATCGAACTTCACAAAGACGATGCTGATGGAAAATTGACTGGCTTTGATTTATCGAAAGGTTTTTCAGTTAAGCCAGTTTAATGATATTGCTGTATGAAGCAAAGAGAAAGGTGTTCTGGACGGGAGTTCGATTCTCCCCACCTCCACCTGAACATATTCCGAACCGAGTTATCGGTAGCAAAGCGAAACGCTGAGTATGTTCAGATGGGGGTGACTAGGTTTCGACAGGGCAAAGAGTAACAGAGTGGACAGCACGACACAGATAGTCGTAAAAAGTAAAAAACCGTAAACGCAAACGACGCACAGTTCGCATTAGCAGCCTAAACACTGCTTAGGGTTTCGGATGGTTTCCTCGTAACAGAATAACCATTCACTAATTTTATAACATAAGGATTAATAATGAATGTATTGCCATTGAAGACGCAGGTACTGGTCGCAGAGAATAAAAAAGAAGACACAACTGAGTCTGGTATTATTATTGAAGGTACTCGTGGTACTGGAAATACAGCAAAGGCAACTGTTCTTGCAGTTGGTCCAGATGTCACTGATGTTAAAGTTGATGATGTTATCTTGTTGGATTGGTCTAAAGCATCTCCAGTAAAAATTGGTGATGTACAGAGAGCGATGATTAAAGAAGAGTTTATCATCGGTGTGTTCGAAAATTAACTAAGGAAATTAAATGAAAGCATTTATCGCATTGTTAGCACTGGCATTTGCTTCTGTATCATTCGCAGCAGAGCCACCAAAGAAAGAAGAAAAGAAAGCAGAAGTTAATTGCGTGACGAAGGATAAGAAAGGTAATTGTCCTCCGCCACCAAAAGGTGAGAAACCAACACCTAAGAAGCCTGCAGAGAAGAAATAATTTCTCCTAAATAATTACACAGTGGGTTGAAGGATCCCAATAAAACCTTCATTACACAAACACAACACAAGGAGTATTTTATGTCTAATATGACACCTTTCGAGATTCGCCTAGAACTTTTAAAAATGGCGAAAGACATGCTTAACGATGACTACTACGGTAAGCGTGAAGTAATTAGCAATAGCTGGCATGCCCAGTTAGAAGTCGCTAAAATAAATGGTGGTGTGCTACCTGAACATCCAGGATTCCCAGCATATCCATCAGAAGCAGAAATCATTGCAAAGGCTCAGACCCTAAATGGTTTTGTTTCAAACATCCCACTAGATACAAAGACTACTAGCAAAAAGTCCACCTGATAGGGAATTGGATTGCAGGATTCACACATTCTGCAATCCTTAACTGGTTTAAGGAGATCACTATGCATAAACGAATATACAGTTTAGCAATAATATTTTTAATAAGTGTTACATTATTAGTGAGTGCAAGTTTTACAAAAGACAAAATTATCGGTGTAACATATACACAATTAACACCAGAAGCCAAAACACAGGTTGATTGTTTGGCAGAAAACATTTATTATGAAGCAGGATATGAACCACGAGATGGAAAAATCGCAGTTGCGATGGTTACATTGAATAGGGTGCAAGATCCCCAATTCCCAAAAGATATTTGCTCTGTAGTGAAACAAAGAGTAAAATCAACTTGTCAGTTCTCTTGGTACTGTGAACATGACAAAAGAATCCGAAATAATTCAACATACATTCAAGCACGAGAGGTTGCTTTGATGGTGTATGCTAACTACGAAAAGATGCATGACATGACAAGTGGTGCATTATTCTACCATGCGGATTATGTTAATCCACGATGGAAACTTGAACGAACTGCCGTAATTGGTAGGCATATTTTTTATAAACAGAAAGATGGTATCTAAATGATGAACAAACTGAACATTCAACTTAAAGATGGCGGAGACGATTCAGCACACTCGTTTTATCTCCTCATGGAAGAGATATCATTACAGTCTGCAAAGACATTGGTTGAATGGATCTTTGAAGCAAACTTTACTGAAGAACGACCAGATTTACTCAATCTGATTATCTGTTCTCCAGGTGGTGACTTGAACGCTGCATTTGCAGTTATCGATACTATGCGTGGTTCAGCAATCCCTATTCGCACAATTGGTTTAGGACAGATTGCTTCAGCAGGATTAATGATCTTCCTTGCTGGTGACAAAGGGCATCGTATTCTCACACCAAATACTTCTATTCTCTCCCATCAATACACATGGGGTGCTTTTGGCAAAGAACACGAATTATTCGCAACGGTAAAAGAGTTTGACCTAACGACAAAGAAAATGATTAGTCATTATAAAAAGTCTACTGGTCTTGCTGAATCAAAAATCAGAGAGGTATTGTTACCACCTCAAGATATTTGGCTCAGTCCTCTTGAAGCCAAAAAATTAGGATTATGCGATGAAGTTAAAGAACTTTCTTAATTATGTAAAATTCTCAGGTGTCTGGATTGGGTTTGTTTTAAATCCTTACCACTGGGAATTTCGAGTAGAAAAATCTGGACCAACTGATATGGATCCCCATGCATATATGGCATCTGTATATTTTGGACCATTTTGGATTAGAGCTATCTTAGATGATGGATCTTGGTAAACTAAAGGGGATTATTATGAATGATAATGTTTTTGTTAGTTGTGTTACTCTTGCATTAGTGGCACTTATTTGCTCAGTTACGTTTTATCAGTACAGTGAGTTGAAGTCTGTTGAGAGAAATGTAGAATCAGCGATTGTAAAGGGAATTGATCCTGTTGCAGTTCGTTGTGCCTATGCAAACCAATCAGATGTGGTCTGTGTAGCCTATGCAGCTTCTCATCAACAAGGGTTTCCTACCCCGAAATCCTCTAAGTAAGTAACTACTTACCTAACCAACCCTCTAGGATACAGGTGTTCTAGGGGGTTGTCTTTAATTCGTAATTAGCGTATAATAACTCTATTATATCGTTGAAAAGGAAGTAAAAATGGGTCTGCTTACTGTTGGTAATCCAAAGTTGTTAAAGGGTCAAAAGAAGGGTTATTTGTCCTCAGTGTTACACTTCGCACCTGCAACTTTATCAGGTAAAGAAGTGTGTCCAAAGCGAACAGCTGGTTGCACTGCTGCATGTTTGAACACTGCTGGTCGTGGTGGCATCTTTAAAAAGGGTGAGACCACTAATGTGATTCAGCAAGCACGAATTCGTAAGACCAAAGCATTCTTCGAAAATCGTCAAGCATTTCTCAATGAGTTGACTGTTGAGATTATCAAAACAAAAACCAAAGCAGAAAAACAAGGACTCATTCCAGTCTTTCGTTTGAATGGTACTTCAGATCTTGCATGGGAGAAGTATGAAGTTGCAAATGGCAAGAACATTTTCCAAATGTTCCCAGAAGTCCAATTCTACGACTACACCAAAATCAACAATCGCAAAGTTGCACACATTCCTAACTATCACCTGACTTTCTCTAAAGCAGATGGCAACGATATGGATGTTCGCATTGCATTGTCAAATGGCATGAATGTTGCAGCTGTGTTTCACAAAGTGCCAGAAACATATCTTGGTCGTCCAGTTATCAATGGTGACGAGACAGATCTTCGCTTCTTGGATCCAAAGGGTGTTATTGTTGGTCTTAAGGCTAAGGGTAAAGCAAAGAAAGATACCACTGGCTTCGTGGTAACTGCTTGACTTGTAACTTCATTTAAGGTATAATTATATTATGCAAATGCTACATACATCACTCGGAAAATCTAAGAAGAAGAAACCAACTGCAAAACAGCGAGAGCTAGATGCATCTTGGGAAAAGTTGTTAAAGAAGTATGCCACAAAGACTGTTGTGAAACCAAAGCAACAACTCAGTGATGTGTACTCGCTTGGGAAACCTGCTTGTCGTGAGACACCTAAGATTCCAAGTCTTCCATTTAGTGGAGCACCTTGTTATAAAAAGCCAAATCCAGTCTACACTGGCACTGCCATTAAGGGTATTGGCACGATGCACAAGTCAAATGCAGTTCCAGTCTTCTCTGATGAGCAAGCACGAGATATTGCAACTATGAGGAGAGGTTAATGAAACACATTATGAAGATTCGTCTTCGCAAAGACGGCACATGGGAAAATGTTTACGATGATGGTTCTTCTGATCGAGAGTTTACTCATTTGTCTAATGAGATGTTAGTTAAGATGCATCAAAGACAGTTAGCTGAAATTGCATCTGATTATTTGGATCAAGCAGTAGAAGCATCGGGTTACAAAGATGCCAAAGAAGTTATTGCACATATTAAGGGATTATCATGAGTGAGTTTTGTGTTAAGTGTTCTGAGAAAGAAGCAGAGATTGAACTTCTCCGCAAACGACACCATGAAGAAATGCAATGTATGAAAGCAAAGATTCAAAAACTAGAATCTGAGAATGAAGCACTCGTCATGGATGTTGCATTCTATGGTGGCAACATGATTAACTTGTCTTGCAATAACAAATAAGGTATAATATATTATGACACTGATTGAAAAGTATAGCGACTTACAAGTCCAAAAAATGAAATTAGATAAATTCTTCTCTATGTTCCTTGAGAAGTTTGAACGACAGATGGATCCTGATAAAACCGATACACCTGTCTGGAAACTCTATAAGAATAAACTCAAAGAATATGAAAAGGTAGATCATGAACTTAAAGCAACTCAGTACTGGATTAATAAGGAACGAAATGTTTAAAACTGCAAACGAATTCTCTCTTCACATAGAGCAGATGGTTCGTGATAGCAAAATGACATATATGGATGCTGTTCTTGAATATTGTAAAGAAAACTATCTAGAGCCAGAAGATGTATCGAAGTTGATTAACAAATCTCTGAAAGATAAGATTGAAATGAATTTTCGTGATTTGAACTACTTACCAAAGCAAGCACAACTGGATGTGTAATGGATGGATTTAAGGCATATCGTTATTACCTAGCAATTAAACTTCACTTTACTACAGACAGATTCAATGTTTTTGAGAACAGAGGTAATGTCCGTGGCACTCGTGAAGCATTTAATGCTCGTAATGACAGATACATATTTGAGAAGTTAGCAAGCAAACGACCAGATGATAAAGACATCATTCAGTTCTTTGTTTCAAACTTTGCGTATGGTAACGACCAAGCCATTTATGCTGGTCAAGAAGCAGAAGACAATTATTTACAATGGCAAAAACGAAAACAGTCCATGACTAAGATTTTCGTTGATGACTTAGCAACACTAATAACACATGTTGAATTGAACAAATTAAAACCCACTGCAATATTTCAATTTACAGAAAACGAATATCCTGTAGCACTAAAATTATTTGTTGGAGGTAAAATTGCGATAGAAACATTAAATATAATAGACGATATGACTGGAATGCTGGACGACTGGGTAACTCATCCATCTGTAAAATACATTTGGGAAGATGAGATGCGTAGGATTAAAAAGTTGACTGGCTTCGTGAAATACGATAAAATAAAGATTGGTAAAATCTTCAGTCATTTTAAGGAAGAACTTGCAGAGTAATAATATGGGTCGCACATATCATAAAGCATCAAGAAGTTTTGATGACACAGAATTTGGTAATCGTTTAGGGAAACCTGCCAAACATTCAAACGGTAAAAAAACTGGTGGAATGAAAACGCTAAATAGTTATGTTGAAGAAGATTATGATAATTTAACATTCGATCAGGATGATGAATTTGAACTAGATGAAACAACAGATACTAAAAATACTTAACATACATTTAAATACAAAGGAAATACGATGGATATTCAATCATTACGCAAAATGCGCAACTCAGACTTTGGTGCTATCTCTTCAGCATTCGAAAAAGTCGCAAATCCCCAATCAGAACAGAAATCTTTTACCGATGATCGCTTTTGGCGACTCGAAGGTGACAAAGCAGG